GATTTCCCCAAGTTTTCCGGGGTGAGAAACAATCAGCCCCGGGTGGGTGCCAGCCCCGAAAAACCGGGCCCCAAATTCCTCTGTGGCCAGGGCCAGGCCAATAGCTTCCCGCATCTTGGCTATGGGGGAATATCCCACCAGGCCGTTATAGCTAAGGCCAGGAATATGGAGCATCCGGTCCCGGGGGATATCCTGTGTCATGCCAGAGTTTTCCAATCTGACCTTATAAAAAATTTCATTAGTATCCATATCCCGCATAGGTTCAACACGGTCTGGACCGATAGGCCAAAGGGCTTTAACCCGCCCTAACTGGTCAAGCTCTTTCTCAGCGTAGGCATTGCCCCAGGCCAATACGTGAGCCGCCATGGTCTCCCGGAACGCCATGGCGGTCATTTCCGGGTTGGGCCGGTCATGCAATAGCAGATAAAGCGGATGATTGACTGCCCTATTTTTCCCCCGGCCCTGGCGGGTATAGAGATGCAGCGGTAGGCTACCGATGGACTCGGCGATGATCCTGATGCAAGCCCAAACCGCCGGGATGTTCATGGCGCTATTCTGGTCCACCCTGGACCCGGCATTGGTTTCAAGGCCGATCATGGGCGCATACCACCGATCATCGGCGGCTGACCATGAACCCTGTCCGAATATTTTTTTAACTCTGCTCCAAAATCCCATTAATTAGTTTCCTAAAATAGAAGGGGCACCCCATAGCGGAGTACCCCTTCGCCTACCGATTCCGTGAACCCAAAGGAGAAAGCATGGGCTTATAGAAACAAATTAATTTGGTAAATAATAGGTATTAGATATACAAAGATATGTCAATTTGCGATAAGATTGAAATTTATTGCGGGAATTTTGGTGCTATTTTCTCTTTGCAGATTCTTTCGATTTCATTTTCTGAAATATAGATAGGGCCATTTATCTTATATTGGATATAAGCTATTGTCCCTTCAAGAGTCCATCGGTAAACAGTGCGCCAATGAAGGCCAAGACGGAAACTTGCTTCTTTCAAGGTATATTTTTTATCCACATATATTCCCCCCAAGGAATGGGGGCAGGTTTATGCCTGCCCCTCCATATATTGAACTTATTCCATTGGCTGCTTTGCATCACCCTGATCTTCAATCTCAATGAACCTGTTGATTCGTTCCTTGCCCCGGCTCTTCCAGTATTCCATTTCGAGTTTGACGCTGGATAAGAGTTTACCCGTGGCATTCACAATCGCATTGCCCTTGCCGGCCGTGATCTTGTCGTTCTGCAGGTCCATCACCACGCCGCTCAACACTTCCCGAATTTCCTGCATGTTCATCATCTTTGCTTCCTCCCTTTTTTAAGATGCGTTTTAGTTTTATATATTCACGGTACACCTCAACGAGGGACTCGGGAATATCTTTTGATCTTAATTCACTTTTTTTGATTAATAACCTTTTTATATATCCATTTTTTAAATAAGTACAATCTCTTTCGCATGATTTTCTTTTTGATATTAAGATACTTTTTTTAAAACATTGACTGCTACAATATTTACAATTATCAGTTTTTATATTACAATATTTGACACCACATATTAAACAGGTTTTTTCCTCTTTCTTATTATCATGAAATGTTCTTTTTGCACATCTGCTGCTACAAAATTTCGATCTTAAAGTTCTTGATATAAATATTTTGCCACATTTTACACATTTAATATAATTTATTATTGAGATGATATTATTCATCTTTCTGATTCTATTCTCGGCGTGATATTGATTTCGACATTCAACAGAGCAATATTTAATCGGTTTGAAACGAGGCCAACTGCAAAATTCAATATTGCATTTCTTACATATTCTTTTATAACCATCATTTATATTAGCGTAATTTTTACCATTATTAATTCTATATTTATCCCAACATTTTTTACTACAAAATTTATGATTACAATGTTTTCTGATAAATTCAATACCGCATTGGGGGCAATTATCCATATTATAATGTCCTAAAGAAATCATTAATTCCAAATAAATTTCCTAGATATAAACTCAGCCATGATAATCCGAGTGCAATTATCCCACGGGTCTCATAAACCGAAACTGTATCTTCTGGCTTACCAACCGCCCCGTTGAGGGCCATCATGAGCGCCACTGCACCATCAATTCTTCCGGTACTTTTGATCTTATCCGGCTTTCGATTGCCAGCTGGATCGCTCTGAATCCGGGTATTGCTGACGCACCAAGTCAAGAGTGGATTCATACCATGCCTAATTTTCTTGGCCATTAATAAATCTTCCAGGATTTCCACCGCCGGATTCATGTCTCGGAACCCCTGACCATGGGGGATTAAGCAAAGTCCTGATGGCTTAACTGAGACATCGCCCTCTTTCCAATCCTCCCCCAAAATCCAGGTTTCAATCCCTAAAGCATCCATTTCCCGGCGAAGATCATTGATCCGCCATCTATCAAATTTTATCCCGGCAATATGAACCTCCTCCTGTAGCTCACCTATCTTGGCTGCCACCCAAGCATAATCAATTACCTTCCCTGGTTTGGCAATGAGGAACCCTTTATCTCGCCATAAGGTATAAGGAGCCCGGTCACGGTCTTCCTTCTGGCGAAGATTATCCCCTGGAGCCCAGAAGAAGCTAAGAACATCCCATATTCCATCTGGGGCCTGAGATACGAGTTCAAGTGAGGTGAGGTCATTCTTCCCTGATAGGTCTAGCCCCCCCCACCATTGCCGGTCAATAAATGTCTCAGGGGCCGGAATTCCCCCACACCCTTTCCAGAGGTCCGGGGTGATAAAATGCTCCGATGCATCGATGCGCTGATTAAGATGCAGATTCCTGAAACTAGCTTCCCGGCTGGGCATATTCTGGGCTTTCTGGGCTTCGTCCCTCATGCTGGCCAGGTCTTTGAAATCTCCTAGTGCTGGGTTAGCCAAATACCAGTTAGCCTCGTCCCAAGGATCGGCATCCATGGCGACAGTCCAGAGGAAAAGTTTGAAAGTTGGATCATCTATTTCGCCCCGCAGCACTTTAAGTCCATAATCAATGAGTTGCGACAGAATAGCATGATCATCCGGGGATTGGGTGCTGAATATCCAAGCAAGGGAATCAATATGAGCACCCCGGGCTGTCATCAGGGCATCGTATAGAGTGCCGTCTGTACCGAAATCTGCTAATTCATCAAAGGCAATCAAACCCGCCGACTTACCATGCTTGCCCTTTTTCTCCCCAGAGAGAGCGGCAAACTCGGAACCGCTCACCCGGTCCACAAGTTTCTTACGGCTGTCAATAATATTGATCCGATCTGATAATTCTTCATCCATCTGCACCATGGCAGAAGCATATTTATAAACGATAGCGGCCTGCTCTCGGTCAAAGGCCAGTGAATAAAGCTGATTATTAACAATTACCAAATCTTTGACGCACATATGAGCAAGGATCAAGGCGGCAACGATAGCAGTCTTGGCGTTCTTCTTCCCGATTGACATTACCGCCGTCCTCACAACCCGCCGACCATCTGGCCAGGTTGGGGCATAGACATCTGTGATGATTTTTTGTTGAAAGTCCCGGAGCTTGATATTTTGGCCCACCAATGCTCCATCGGGAACCCGGAGGGTTTCGATAAATTTAATTATCCGATATGCCCGGGATAAATCCATAGTCCATTGCATAATTATCAATCATCTCCAAACATCATGCCCCGGCGTTTGGTTTTTGGAGGTTGCTTTTCGTTTCCCGCTTTCTGTGGACTAATCCGAGCATTAGCGCAAAGACGAAGTTTGGTGGCAAGCTGCGATTTAACCCCCGCCTGAGATACCATAATTGCAACCCATGGATTTGCTTTAGTGCCAAGAACAATTACTGCACCTTCTTTAGTCATTCCTAGGCGATCAATTACCCCTCCTTCTTCTTCGATCTTTTCACAGGCTATAAAGTGCAATGCTTCAGCTTCGCAAAAAGCTCGCAGCAACGGATAATCTCCTGGACGAAAATGTGTCGGTGGCAAACTGGTAACAATTTC